GTACCAATAAACTTCTCGGCAGCGCCAATACAGAAGCCTAAAAGCTGAAAAAGCGTGGCCGACGGCTCTTTATAGGGGAGCGGAAGCAGAGATTGCTGCAAATCCCCGCCCGGAGCGTCAACATCTCGCCATTCACCCGGCTGAATCGGGGTCTGGTCCTCGATTCTCAGTCCTCTTGCCTTAAATCCCGCAGGTAAATTCGCAAGAGTGCCAGCGTCAACCAACTGCCGAAGAATAGAGGTAGAGCTCCGACTGAGATTGCCCAAAAGATGAACGAGTCCAAATCCATAGAACCCCATTCCTGACAAGAATTTGTATTGAACAAAGAACTGCCTCTTCTTTTTGAGCGGATCACCCTCACGCCAGTTGCGACGGATGGACAAAATCTTACGGGAACCGGTGTCATAGGTCACAATGTAGGGGATCTGGAGACCAGTGACCTCTCCCTGCTCATCTTTGTCCTCGAAACCTTCGATATCAAGGTAACAATGACACTCGTGAAGCGTATATGAGTTAGGGTCATCTGGTTTTTCGATGCCCGTCGTCCGATCTACGCGCTCTTGAATCTCATCTTTGTCCCCTGCCGAGGGCTTACCGAGGTCGATATCACGGTAAAAACCGTTTACTTGCAGGCGCTTAAGCTCATTTGGGGAGTAGCTGAGTACGTGAGTGACCCGTTCAGCGGTCAAAAGATCACGCGCAGCGTACGGAACGATCAGATCCTTGGGCAAGATGTAAGGACTAGTCGCCCGACCAAGGTAATCGTCGTAGTAAACCTTCTTGAAAGCCGACCCGCCGTACCCGACAAAGTACAACATCTGGTCGAAATCGGGGTCATATTCCTCCATGACCTCCGTAATCTGGTAGTTCATGTAGGTTTTGATGCGATCTGCCTGTGCTTCACGCTCCGGTGTCACCTTTCCAATGATCTGAGTACGTACCGGGCCACCTGCTGGCAGCAGTTCTTTGTAGGCTTGAGCCTGAAACTGGGTCACAGCCTCATTGAGGATGGGGTGCGTAACACCCGTCGAGCCCTCAAACGGCTCTGTGCGGTCTTCATAATTGAGACCGAGCAAGACCATTCCCTGCTCGTAGATCTTTTTCCACTCGTCGCGGCTGCGATCATCGTCCGTGATCAGCTCGTCGAGGTCGTCAACAATCTTTAAGAGAATGCGTTCATCCAAAACTTCGGCGAGGTTTGCGCCAAATGGAATGTCCATCTCGGCAACGTCCACGCTCTCTTGTTCTTCGACTTCAGCTTCGTCCGTCTCGGAATAGTTGTCTTGATCCTTGAGGAGATCTTCAATGTCTGAGTCGCCAGACTTTTCAATATTGTTGAACGGGGAAATAGCCATCAATAATAAATCCTTCTGCCGACCTTAACTTCGCCTTCTATCACAAGATCTTCTGGATGCGACAGGAATCCTCCCTGCCGAAACCGCATCAACGCTTGTGTGGCGGCGTCACAGTGGTCGTCATGTTCTCCAAATGGAAATGCGGCCATCTCTTCGATGACCTCTTCGGCCCAGCTCGTTTCAGGATACCACACCAAACCTGCCTCGAATAGGGGGGCCACGGAGTTCATTCTGACGTGTTTATCATTTCCCCGGCTCGGAGAAAAGTTCACGACCGGGATGCCCGTTGCCCGGAGTTCCTGTGTCAAAGGATGACCGGCAGCCTTCGCTTCGATCAGGACCGTTTCCGGATCCCAATACTTGTACTCGTCGTGAGCAATCTTCTTCAGTTCCGGAAACTCCCACCGACCCTTCTTGGCATCAAGGAGGATCACGTTCGGAGGTCCACCCTCTGAAGGATAGAAGACACCCCATGTCTGGATCGCACTAAAGTCAGCCGTCCGGGTTTTAAGGAACGCCGTGTCGTAGCTTTGCATTACATACTGCAAAGGCGGGATGCTTCCCTTCTTCCAAGGTTTCCACCAATCGCGCTTGATGATCGCCGCCGTATCCGAGGTCGGCGTCTGCATATACTGCGCGTTCCACTGGGTGAGTGGGATCGAAGCTTTGACGCGCTCCAACTCCTCGATCTTCCAGTACTCAGGCCACAAAGGTTTGCCGCTTGGAAGAATCGCCGGGAACTCAATGACTTCCCACTGGTCAGCCTTCGGGTCATTCGCCGACTGACGCAACAAGCGAGCCGTCAGGTCGTTCTCCCCCCACCGGGTCATAACTAGGATAATAGTACCGCCCGGCTGTAACCGTTGTCTCGGACCCGAACTATACCACTCCCACGCGTTCTCCAGCGCAGTCGGTGACATTGCATCCTGTTCTGAATGAGGATCATCAACGATAAATAAGTCTGCGCCACGTCCTGCGATGGATCCGCCAACACCGGCTGCGTAATATTCTCCGCCATCATCTGTCTCCCACCGGTATGCGGCCTTACTGTCCGACCTGAGTTTTGTTTGAAAGATCTTCTTATACTCCTCAGACTCCATCAGGTTCTTCACCTTGCGGCCAAACCTTACAGACAGATCTGCTGTATGCGTCGCTTGCATGATCTTCAAATGTGGATTCCTACCGATCATCCATGCCGGAAACAGGTAGCTCGCAAACTCGGATTTCGTATGACGCGGAGGAAGATTAATGATCACCCGCTTCAGCTCGCCGCGAGCGATAGCCTCAAACTTCTCCGCAATATCTCGATGATGCTTGCCAGCAATGAAGCTCGGCCACACGAGTTTCACAAACTCCAGAAACTCTTTGCGAGCCAAAGCCGTTGTATCAATGACCCCAAGACGCTCGCCTAACTGATAGGCCCGAACCATAACCTCTTGGGGTAATTTTTCTTCGTCGATCATTCGCTATTTCCATCAAGCACTTAGGTATGATATCACAAAAGGAATAAATGTCAGAGGACAAAGGATAATGGGCGATCAACCCCTAGACCTATATGACATCGCGTGGTTCTTTTCAAAAGTAGACGTTAAAGACAAGCGAGATTGCTGGGAGTTCGAAGGACACAAGGCCATTGGCGGATACGGAAACGTAACGATCCGAGGCCAACATTACTACGCCCACCGATTATCTTACGAGATCTTCTGTGGGGAGATCCCCAAGGATATGGTTATACGACACGTATGCGATAACGCCGCGTGCTGTAACCCCTGTCATCTGACCACTGGCACTCAAATGGACAATGTCATTGATCGAATGATCCGTGGCCGCTCCGCCGTCGGTTCACGCAACGGGCGATCCAAACTCACAGAAGATGAAGTCCGGCAAATCCTAGAGGATCGTAGGTCGGCCCCGGCAGTCGCAAAAGCTTACGGTGTTGGCAAAGACACTGTTCTCCGCATACGCAGAGGGCAGTCTTGGGCACATGTTACTTTGGACGATACCGCAAAGTAGCCCGGTTCGTTTTCGGATTGTATACGTATTCTGCCTTTGATCTTCCTGACGCGGAAGCTGCGCGATCTATCGCACGCTCTTGCGCCGTCATCCGGTTGCGTCGCTCACCCGCTGCCGTCAAAGTCCCATCGTCATTCATGTGACCACGACTCTTCAAGATCTGCTCGGCCTTCTCACGCGATCCAACCTGAGCGGACAGGCGATCTACGAGCTGGTGCCGCCCCATAAATTTCATCGTCATGGGTATACCTCATTGATGGGTATCAAAGCTTGATCTCGTCCATGATCAGAGGACAGTTGTCAAATGACATTTGACAGTTGTAGCCGATGAACTCGGAAGCTTCGTCCTCTGTCATCCCGTCTCTTACCATAAGCACATCGATCATCTTATCGTAAGAATATATCACACGAAGCTCGTGATTGGTCATGGTGGTACCGATAATCGCGTCTTCGAAGCCGTCCATCAGGATGGCCGTCATATCAAAGTGTTCCGCGAGTTCCGCTACTGCTTCACGGAGGGGATGGGGTTCTGTCATGATATCCTCTGAAATTTGTCCATTGAAATAAGGCAACACGGCTCGATGTCCTGATCATCCCCGCGATCCTTCCGACCGGCAATGGTCAGAGGATAGAGGGGAAAGGATTCCACAGCTTTAACAGTGTGAATATAAATCCCGTCTATCAGCTTCAGTGCCAACACAAAGGCTATCCGAAACTGATCATGCCACTTC